CCCATTGGCTGACCTGAGTTGGCGCTCTCGCCGTCCAAACGTAAATTGGACACGACACGTAAGCACCGAACCTCGTCTTCTGACAACCCCCTTCCTTTGGAGATTAAAATTTCAACTGCCCGCCGGACGTACGCAGTCTTAATGTTGTCGGTTGCGCTCTCGTAATCAAACGAGAGCCAATCACGGTTCTGCTGATGCTCAATCAGCTGGCGGAGCCTCTGCTCGGTAGGCTTACCGACCAAAAGCCATCCCCTTCTCTTAAGAAAGGAATAGAGGGAGTGGTGGAGCGGAGTCAGTACGGAAACGTTGTATGAGCTATACATCGTAACTACGCGTGGCTTTCCACTACTATATACCAATTCTAGGCGGCAGTCCTCGTTAAAGGGCTCCTCTACCCAATTGCCACCCTCTTTCCGACGCGCGGCAAATGCGCCGTGCCCATTAGGGATATAGGGCACTTTCTTTTCGTTCCAGCCGTCCGGGACATTCGCAGCAAAAGACCTCGCAAAAGCGTCTAATGCCGACTCCTCGACGGATACGGGGCTGGACCTCGCTTTCCTATAGTCATCCAATCGCCTCTTCTGCAGGTTTTCGCAAAAGGTGCACGGTTGGACCTCTGCTTTCGCAGCGGTCTTGATGGATAACTCCTGAACAAGAGTAAGTTCAGGAGGGAACATTGATCGTACACTGGCGCGGAGCGACCCGCACACAATGCCCGAAGGTGGCTTACAAATAGCCTTCAAAGACTGGTCCTCGGCCAGAAGCCTCACAATCTTTTGCACCTTCCTTCGTAAATCGTCTGACCGGGCGCAGCAGTCGACGCGACGTTCCTTCCTGGACTTAGATCCAAGAACTGAGAAACGATTCTCTGGTTCCGTGGGTTCGAGATCAACCCAGAACGGCACTGTCGCTTTGGAGCGGGGCCCAGTGCCAAACCTCCACCGGCGTTCTGCTTTGGTAAAGCGTCGAACGTTAACGCTTTTTTCTCCCACCTGGCCGGTGCTTGCCAAGAGGGTCGCCCCAACTTCTATGTGAAGTGGGTCCCGATCCGCCGCTATCGCAGCGGTGTTACACGGGCGTTCCGCTTGCGGAGCGTAGGCCTCGAGGACACCGTTGTACTTAGCAGGCGGGAGATCAGATGGATTTATATTTTCGTTTATGCTCTCAGTTGTAGCCATCATCATTATACTGTTTTGAGCCCCAGATCTTACGGTCACTGGGTTCCGGTTTTGATATGGCCCGCAGGCCATCCTCGTTAACCTCGAGGAGAGCAATTTTGTTTTAACTGTCGTGGTACGGGATGTTTCCCACTCCACGGAGCACGCTGGTCGTGACCCCGCCCGCTTGCGCGAGCTACCACTTACGAGTTGGTTGCGGGAGACAGTTTCT